CCAATATTAGCAAAGTTTGCACTTGGAGATGTGATAGTGGATGCAGCACCAGACTTAGCACTTATTGTATATTGAGTCGCAACTGGAGCAAGTAGATGACCCAAATTTAATACAGCATCTGCACTAAACTTATAATTGGTTGGATCATTTCCTACCAACTGTTTGACATCTTCCATGCCATAGTCTTCTACCTCTGTGATACTTCTAGAGGCAGTGACACCATTAATAAAAATTTCTTCACCAACTTGGAATTGACCATTAACTTGATATAAAGTAATTTGAGTAGAATTATTAGAAGATGTATATGCAAATCCTACAGCATTACTATTCTGTCCTTCAATGTACGCTGGAAGAGGCACAGTTGTACCTGTGTTTAATTGTAGATATGTGAATGTTTGAATATCATATAGAGATGATTCAAATACTGTAGAAGAATCAGCATAGCCAACGTTCTTTAACTTCAAGTCATAAACTCTAGCAACACCGACTTGTGTTCCGTTGCCTTCACCAACTGTGACTGTTCTTTTATTGAATAGATTTACATGAGAATCTGTTCCAACACCTATTGGGGGTGAACCACTAACATGATTAAGTTCTACTTGTCTACCTACACTAAATGGTAGTGATTCATTTGTTATTTTTTCAGTAGTACGAGGTTTGGGGACATCAACTGTTGTAGTGTTGATAGTTTCTATTTCATATCCCTTAACATATGCTTTTCCTGGCCCAATAGATAAACACATGAAATCATCAGAAGGCACATTTCCCTGTTGTGTTAATTGAGATGAATAGTATGCACCATCATTTCCAATTCTATTATTTAATTGTTCTTTAGGAACTACTGCGAATGGCTTGATGTAATAGTTTCCAGACTCATCAAATGTTCTTCTTGCTAATTCATCATTAATAACTTCGTCAATCTTAGTTCCAGATTTTACAAACTTTTTGAGAATACCATTTTCAACTCTCATCAACTCTACAAAGTTCTCATCATTTAGATCGGTGAGTGACTTTTTAATTAGGGTTGTAGATAGTTTGAATCTATCAGCACCAGGCGCTGCAAAGTTTGAGAATCCTCTTGCATTATCATATAGATCATTATCTATTGCAGATGCTGTTATAAGTTCTTCTTTAACTAGAAGTCCTATTCTGTATGAAGGAGTATCACCATACTGATCTAGAATAACTGTAGAGTCAGAAACAGTTACAAAGAAACCTCTAATGAAATAAACACCAGAAGCTATCTTTGCAGCAGAACCAGTAGCAGTTGAACTTGAAATAAGCGTTGTAGCAAAACTAGAACCAGATCTAATACTTGATAGAGAATAGTTCATATCCTCTTCTAGTAATAAGTTCTCTCCGTCTGCAAATGTTTTTCTTGAAAAATCAGAATCACTAGAACTCTGATATTTGATGTATAAAGTATATGCTCCTTTTACTGATTCTCTATTTGTAATATATGTTTCTACCTTAGCAGTAACACCACTAGTCTCTCCTCTAATTTTTTTACCTTTTAGAGTCTCCAAGTAAAGAGATACTGGAATACCCAAATGGCTATCGTCAATCTGAACACAAGTATATTCGTTATCATATGCAACTTGGCCAGGAATTACGACAGCACCTTCTTTAAAGAAATGCTTACCAAATTTTTCAACCTGATTCTGTAGAATAGATTGAAGTGTAGTAAGTTCCCTAGACTGTACAGGTAAGCCTGGTTTGAATAGTACCCTTTGATAGTTTTTTAACTCATTAAAATCATCAAAGTACGGAGATGAATTTAAGTTGGTATTCTGTGGCATTTGCTTTTAAAACTCCAGCACTATTTTGATGTCTTCCTTCTGACTAGCAGATCTTGGGATTGCAGTTCGATTATCAATGTAAATAATTTCACCCGATTTGGTATTAAATTCTGCTGATGAAATACCAGCACTAAAAGTCATACCTAATTGGTAGGTCTTATTATTTATTGAGGTACTGACACCGTTGTAACCAGTATCAATAGATAACATTGAACCGACCACAGAAGATCCAGTAATTGTAACTCCATATCCAGCATCAGGAGTAGAAGTAAATGGAATTATCTTGTATCCAGTTTCACTAGATGCAAGACCCATTGGTTGATAATACTTCAACACTCCAGTAACTTTATCCCATGACGCTACATATCCAATCGCAGTCGATCCCAAACCTACTGTTTGAGTAATTTCAGAGTCAACAGCATAGGTTGTCGCTGTAGTAACTCCACTCAATTTTACTGCTTTTAATCCACTAACCATGGCAGTGTCTAGTAATTCTGTACTACTACCAAATACAGTGGGATTTTTTATTAATCCAACTCTTGCAAAATCATTACCCTCTATGATATCAGGGTTAGTTTCTAGTGTTTCAAATCTAGAATATAGTAAAGCTCTATATGCACCCAACTCTCTATAGATGTCATATCCATGTCCACCTTTAGGTGGGATAATTACGCTGAACCCTGCATTGGATGTTGTTCCTATTCCAGTATTGGTAAGGTTAGCAAGAACACCGCCAGACTCAGAGCCAGGAGCGCCTGGGAAGAACTGTATTGATCCGTGGGTATATCCTTCTCCTCCGTCAGTAACAAATACTTCAGATACCTTTCCGAAAGAATCAACCGTAATTGTTGCCTTTCCTCCTGATCCATCTCCGAGAATTGGAACATTGGCAAAAGATGTAGAGATTGGTTGATAGTTAGAGCCTCGATTATCAACAACCACAACTTCGATCTTTCCATCTATAGCGTTAGCCTTTGTTGCAATAGTCTCGCCTTCCTTTCCCCAGTTTTCGGGCACAGGTATGTATTCAATAGAGTCAAATTTAACGATTTCTGATGGTTTAATCGTATAAAGGTATTTCCAAACGTAACCATCGCCACTAGTGCCAGCTGCTCTTGGCTCAAGGTCAACAAATGTGGGTTGGTCATATGAAGGCCTACCCTTGGGGTTCTCAGGGTCTGATCCATTTTGGAGACAAATGTAAACTTTCAAGTCTTCATTTACTATGTAGTAATTTGCTTCGTACAAACTACCTTGTGAAGTAATTGGTGTTAAATTGTAAATATTATAGTCATGTCGGTACATCTCATAGGTAGTACCAGCAACCCATGATACTTTTCTAACAAGTCTACGAACATCCTTGTCAGTCACTTTCTTCATAGCAATGATGGATTCTTTGATAGAATACTCCTCTTCAAATCCATCTAAAGGTGCAGGGGTGTTAGTAGGCCATGTGGCAGTACCGCCTGCCTTTGGTTCTATGGAATTTGGTAGTCCCATGAACGCATAGTATTTGTTGACAGTAGATCCGACTCCGACAAAACTCTTTACAAAAGTCTCGGCATTTAAAATTCTAAACTGTTCGGATATTATAGCAGGCATTTTAAAAAAACGTTTTTTTCTTTTATTTAGTGGTTAAGTTAATGGTTTCTTTCTGGAAACTACAGGAGCGGTAGATAATCCAGTATTACCATTGTTTGAATTGACAAAAAATTCTTGTGGATTTCCAGAAGCACGGTTCTGATATCCAAAGATTTTACCCCAACTATATTTACCCCAGAAAGTATCAGTAGTTGCCGTAGTTGCAACTCCTACTTGAATTGTGTTGTTTCCATAAGGTGTAGGGCCTGGTTGGAAAGCACATGTAACTGTAACCAAACCAGAGATAGCATCACCTGTTGTGATCTGTTCAACTCTAAACACACCACCAAGATAATCACCAGCAGTTACCATACCGACAGCTACATTAGAACCACTAGATGTAGTAATACCAGTTAAGGCATGACCAACAACCAATGAACTATCATAGATTGTAAAGTAGTCTCCCTGTTCTAGTCCACTAAAGTTAACTCCTAGATCGTTTAGTGAAGAATAACCATAACCTAAGTTAGTGTTGTCATTATACTGAGATTTCAATGTAAATGCTAACTGAGGAAGTCTAGCACCAGAGCCTGGCAACCATGTATTTATTCCTACAATATCACCAAAGTCTCCTTCTGCGTCTACTGATAAAACATTTTCTCTTGTAGTTTTGTCAGTTTGAACAATTACAGGAGGTGAACTACCAACATCATAACCAAATCCACCATTTGTTATTGTGACGCTGGTTAGGATGCCTCCAGTAACTGATGCGGTAGCTGTTGCTCTGTTAGTAACAGGGTCAGCGTAGAATGTAGTAGTTCCAGAACCAACAGCGATAACTCTGCGACTTCCAAAATCACCAAATGGTGTATCTACAAGATCACGAATTTGTTGTGAATGAGATACTGGTCTTTCATTCCAGTTAGCCAAATCGAATGAATAATACAATCCACCAACTGTACTGATTCCAACGTAGATATTATCAATATACTTAATTTTAGCAAAGTCAAATGTTGCAGGGTGTTGTGTTCCAGCAGGCAACTGTTGACTCCAAGGTTGCCAGAAGTTCTTATCAGTAGAAATGCCAATAGTACCACTATCACCAACAACAATGAATCTATCACCATCATAGATGATATCATTCAGATCAAAGACGGTATTACTTGTTTTATCTGCCCAACTTGATCCATCATTTGAAGCAATAATAACACCACCATTACCTACTGCAATGTATTCTGACTGACCATAACAAACTGCATTTAGTTGTTGTATAGTTCCTGAGAACTGACTGAATGCTTCTGCTGTTGTGAGACCAACGGCAGTAAATATAGATCCAGCAGCTCCAACTGCAACCCATGTATTTCTAGTTCCTTCCCAAATAACATCTTGGAAGTTTTCTGTATATGTACTATCAAATGTACTTATCTGGTTAATTGCTGGGATCTGTCTTTGTTCTTTTAGATCTATTGCAGTCCATGTAGACATACTATTACCGATTGAAACTGCCCTTGCCATAGATCCATAATCACCAACAGCCATAGCGTAGACAGTAGACGTTCCACTATTACCTACACCAACACCATTGAAAGTTACAGTTCCACCAAATCCAATTCTGCCTCTCTCCCAGAATGATCCACTCTTAGTGTTCATGTAAAAACTACTTGAACCAACAGCAATTATTGGTTCTTCTTTAGTTAATGCCTTGAATTCTACAGCAGATGTAATACCAGTAATTGCATCAAACTCCCATGCCGATATTGGATCTTTACGTTTGATTAATGCACTTGATATAGCCACATTTGGAGAACTGAGGTTAATATAACCTGTACCACCAAATCCTATGGATAAAGCTGAGATACTGGATGATGTAGAAACAACAGATGTAACAAGTCCAGGCAACACTTCCGTATCATCAAATATCTGAACATTTCTTTCTGACTGAACTAACTTATCAATGGCATTGAATACTGGGAAAGCATTACTTACATAGATTACATCATCAGTCTTACTTACATTTTTGATCAGTCTAGTTGTAGGTAGAACACGACTCTTCAAACTAGGTCTCGCTTTAGAGATTAATACACCAGATAAAATTTGGTCATGTCTCTGTTTTTCCCATGCAAGAGGTCTATCTGCATCTTGAGCAGTGTTGATTCCAATGCTGTTGTATGTAAATGTTTCAAGTAAATCAGAAGCAACAATCCTCTTACCAGTTCTCTTGAACTGATCTACGTCATCATTGATAAATCTATTTTCTTTTATTTGTACAGTGTCACCAGCCTTCAATGACTGTGCTGGTTCTACAGTTTCAACATCTCTCTTTGATCCCCTAAAGTAGAATACAGAACACTTAGAATTTGCTTTTGGAGCTTCACTAAAGATAACTCTACTACCCTTGAATATGTAAGATGATTGTGGAGTCTGTAGAATATCATTGATGTAGATAAAGATATTGTTTGTAATATCCATATCACTTCCAGGCGGTGTCTTCAAACTTAATATTTCAGTGTTACCACTTGTTGTTACAGACAAAGTAAACTTAGTACGTTTACCATTAAAGAATGGAGCAATGTCATCAAAGAGTATGAATTGGCCAGGATAGAATCCAGAGAAAGTATCATTCTCAAGTTCTTCTATAATGAGTTGGAACTCAGTATTTACACCCACTCTTGGGTCTGTGGCAATACCAGAAACTGTTAGTCTGTCACCAACTTTATATGCGGTTCCTTCTTCTAATAAACTAAACTCTGAAATATTACCATCAACATTGATTCTGAAATCAAGTTTAGCATTTGTTCCTATACCAGTGGTGCCCGAAATATATTCTAGGTCTCTATTGAAGTATGGATCTGGTTCTGTGACATCAACAAATACTGGTTTGGTAACTTGACCACCTCTCTTGTATAGAGAGAATTCAGTTGTCAGTCCAGCATCTACTCTAAATCTTGCATTGTCAATTTTTTCTATAACATTGAAACCAGAGTATCCCTTCTCTATAGAAGATGCAATTCTCTTACCCTGTTGTGAAAGTCCAGCTCTTGCATAGTTGTGATCTACAGTTGAAATACCAACATTAACAACATATGTTTTACTGTCGATTATCTTATCTACAAAAGTTCCACCAGCAGCAAAGTCAGTTCCACTAGGAGAATTATTATTAAGTCTGGGAGCAAGAATAACACCTTGAATCTTACCACCAGAATTATAGAAACTGGGTGTGGTGGATGGGCCTACTTGTGTTTCGATAGTAGTGTTATTGATAACTCTAGTGATCAGTGAACCATTGTAATATGGATCTCCTCCCTTTGGATAGAACTGTTTTGTGGCATAGTTATCTTGAGAACATGAGAATAGAATTGACTCATCTTTTAATTTAACATTTCTACCAACACCAGCTGCAGTTGTGATTCCATGAACTGCTGGTAAGAAGGCAGTCATGATACCAATAGACTCATTATAATCTGCATGATTGATGTTATATTCTACTCTTGTAGAAACACCGACATTAATAGTGATGTTGTTAGATGTTACAGCAGTCGGATATAGGGAGGTATTGTGGGCAGGGTCAGTCGTTCTTGGATATGGATGCTCAGATGCATATTGATCCATAGCACAAGAGAATACAAAAGCGTTAGTTACAAGTCCAACAGCAGTTGTAGTTGTCTGTCCGTGAGCGGTGTCAGTTGTAAATGTCGCTAATCCACTATTTGCATCATATGTGGCGTTAGTTACGTTGTACTTAACTCTAGATGTAATACCAACATTCATTGTGAATGTATCAGTGGTAGTAGTGACAATACCGATTTCTATGTTGTGTATCGGATCAGTGGTTCTTGGATATGTGTGATCTGTGGCATAGTTATCCTGAGAACATCTCCATGTGTATGAGTTTGTTGCAAGACCAACAGTATCTCTAGCAATTAACATACTATTGAGTTCTGCGTTTTCAAATGTATGTTTATAATCGCCACCACTGATAACAGAATCAGCAGATGCAGATACAAAGATGTGTTCGGACTGATTAGATGATTTACCTACGTCCAGAGTAATTGTAGTGTCTGTTGTAGCAGTAATCTTAACAGCAGTATTGTAAGCAGGGTCTGGGCCAGATATGCCGCTTGCCCTTGGGTAGAAGTGATTTGTCGCATGATTATCTAAAGCACAAGTAAATTTGAATGCTCTTGTTTTGAGTCTTACAGATGTTCCTTTTTGTAATGAGTGTGATCCAATGTCTACAGTCATCAAACCAGTAAACGGATCAAAAGATCCACTTGTAGGACTATGATAAACGAGAGGTGATGTTCCTACATTTACACTAAACTTATCAAGATCAACAGTAGTTACAGACAACCAATTTTGATCTGCTGGATCTTTTCTTCTGGGATAATCTTTGATAGTTTTTCTTTGATCCATCATACATCTGAATCTGATGGAACCTCTTGCAAACTGAACTCTATTACCAGTTACCATTCCATGATTGGCAACGGTACAAGTCATAATACCAGAACCAGCATCATAAGTTGCAAATGTAACGCTTCTAGGTAAAGCACCATTGAATCCGTGAACATTTGAGAACACAGTCATAATACCTGTGCTTGCAGTGTAGGCTGCAGTTGTAATACCGTAATTTACTATTGTTGATACGCCAACATTGATTGTGACTGTCGTGTCAGATGTAGAACCAATACCAACGGAAGCATTTCCACCAATAGGATCATCAGGACGAGGATAGGCATGTATAGTTGCGTGATTATCTCTAGAACAAGTAAAGTTAATTGATGCAGTATTGATACCAACAGTATCTCTTGCTTTCTTAAGACCACCTGTTGTTGCACTCTGGAACCAATGTGCATTTACAATAGTAGATACACCAACATTTACAGAGAATGTATTTACACCAACATGATAAATTGGCAACCACTCATTCAAGAATGGATCAGAGTATCTTGGATATGCTTTAGTTGCAGTGTATCCATCTTGATCACATTTGAATGATATAGATTCTAGATCAAACTTTACATATTCACCAGCAACGAAACCATGATTTGCAATGGTTGGTTCTAGTACACCAGTACTAGGATTGTACGTTGCCGT